GATAGCCGCACACTGAGACATTGCAGGCTGCTTTGGCAGTTGCTATTCGGAAATTTGGGAACGCTATGCGCGGTTCGATTCCGCGCCGGGGGACGAACAAAAACAACTAAAACAAAAAAAGCATGGTACAACTACGACAAAGAACGAAAGCGCAGGAAGCGAGAGAAAGCCGCGACCGCGCAATTTACGAGGAATATGAAAGTCTCCTCCGAGATCCACAGCAGAGCCGCATCGAGGCTCAACGCTATCTGCAGCGCAAATACGGCTTTGCACGCCAGTGCACTGTATACGACATTTGGCGTCGCGAAGCACGCCGCCGCGAAGCCGAAACCGCAAAAACGAACGCACTATGATGACGAGCCAACAATTCGACCGGCTCTCCAAAGCCGACCAAAAACTGATAAACGAAGCGTACGGACAACGCTGGGAAGACATCGACTCTACCAAGGCTGAGAGCGAGGAATGCCGCGCAATGCTCAATGATATGGCGTATCGCCGCCGCATGGCCGAGGACATGCGACAAGACAATATCGACAGCCTGATGGACGGATGGGAAGACGACTACGACCGCATCGAACGACCCTATTAAAGCAACGAATTATGTCAAATAAACAAGCAACAACAATACAAATGGCAGCCGCAGCATTGCTGCTGGCCTTTCTCGGCGGAAACGCCCTACGCGCCGCCATCCAGCGAGTGGACGCGATAGTGGTAATCGGTTTCGGAATAGGTGCAGCAGCCGCCTACGAATTTCTGCGCACCTCAATAGCCGAATGGCGTGAGCAAAAAGAAAATAAACAATGACAATGGACGCGAAAGATTTATACAGCGCACTCGACAGCATCAAGACCGCGCTGACAGTCAACACCAAAAACGTCTGGGATGTCGCCGACCTCGCAGCATACCTCAAGGTCTCCGAGAGCCGCATCCGCCACCGCGTAGCCGCCGGCGAAATACCGAGCTATCGGAGACAAGGTCGGGTCTATTTCCGCCGCGAAGAAATAGAGGAGTGGCTCACCGAACATCCGCAAGCCAACATCGATGCCGTTGCGTGTAAAGAAGCGACACGCCGAGCCATCGAAGCACTGAACAATAGTTTTTAACACCCTATTTTTAACCAATAACTTTATAAAATTATGAACAACGAAATAATCGAAGTGAAGCAGGCCGAAATGCTGGCCGCAATCAACCGCACGGAAGTCGACATCCAAATCGCAACCGCCAAGACATATCCGCGCGACCTCGGACAGGTACTCAACAAGATAGCCACCTACGCCACCATGGACAAGGAGACCGCCGAAGATTGCTTCTATGTGCTGCGCCGCAAGGACTCTCAGGGACACGATACCGTCATCGAAGGGCTCTCGGTGCGCATGGCCGAAATCATAGCCTCGGCCTGGGGCAACCTCCGTATTCAGACACGCATCACCGGCAACGATGGCCGCATGATTACCGCACAGGCGATGTGTCACGACCTCGAAAGCAATGTGGCTGTTTGCAAGGAGGTGCAGCGCCGCATCACCAACAAGGCAGGCAAGACATTTAGCGACGATATGCAGATTGTCACCGGTAACGCAGCTTCGGCCATAGCCTTCCGCAATGCGGTGCTGGCCGTCATACCCAAGGCCGTAACCAAAAAAATTATCAACGAAACTAAGCGCGTAGCCATGGGCGCCAGCATAGACCTCGAAAGCAGCCGACAGAACGTCATGACCTATTACGCCAAACTCGGCGTCAAGCCCGAGCAACTGCTGGCATACCTCGGAGTGGGCAGCATAGACGACATCGACAAAGGTATGATTTTCGAACTCCGCGCCCTGCGCAACGCCATAGAGGAGGGCACGACCACCGTCAAAGAAACCTTTGCTGACGCCGAGAAGGAAGCCAAAGAACAGGCCAAGGCGCTGCGTGACGCCACTGACGCACAGGCCAAGGCAGCCGCTGCAATGGCGATGGCCACCGGCGGAACACGTCCGGCAATCGAAGACGCCGAAGTCGAAATCGAAACCGCAAAAACGCAGAAGCAATGAGACGCACACGATTGACATTCACCGACCGCGACCAGTGGCTCGCAGCACGCACGCAGGGCATCGGTGCGAGCGAAGTCGCGACCATAGTCGGCCTCAATCCATGGGAAACGCCTTACCAGCTTTGGCGCCGCAAGGTCGGACTGGATGCGCCGAAGCCCGAAAATACAGCTATGGCCACCGGCCATATTCTCGAAGATGGAGTGGCGCAATTTTGGGCGCGCGAGACAGGCCGCGAAATCATACGCAACAGCCGCACAGACTTCATGTTTGTCGATGCAGAGCATCACGAGTTGCGAGTATCGCCAGACCGCACATATTGGCTCGGCGGAACGCGTAACGACGACAACAAAGGCATCCTCGAATGCAAGACCACTCGCCTTGTCATAGACGAAGACGACATACCGCGCCACTGGTTTGTGCAAGTACAGATGAATCTCGGAGTTGCAGGATATACGCAAGGCAGCCTCGCCTGGCTTTCCGCCGCGAAAGGCTTTGAATTCGGTTATCGCGACCTGCAGTTTGTGCCGGAGTTTTACGAGTGGCTCAAGCACGAGACACTGCGCTTCTGGCATGACAATGTCCTCGGAGGAGTAGAGCCGCCTGCCGTATCACCGCAGGACGTAATACTCAAGTACGACCATAGCACCGCCGGGCTGACGGCCACCGCCGACGAAGACACCTACCGCGCATATTGCGACCTCAAGGAGGTGCGCCGCGAGATTGACGCCTTAGAGGAACGCAAGGCCGACCTTGAGGGCAAGCTCAGGGCAGCGTTCAAGGATGCCGAGGCGTTGGCCTATAACGGCGAGACCATAGCCACATGGCGCTCACCCAAGCCAACTCGCCGCTTCGACGCCAAGCGCTTCCTGGCCGATAACCCCGGCATAGCCGAAGATTATTACACCGAGACGCAAGGCTCACGCCGATTATTACTCAAGTGATTATTATCAGCAACTACGACCGTGACCGAGCCGCTGCCTATATTGAGGCTTACGCCGAGACGTTGGCAGCGGCAGCGCGGAGCAACGCCAAGGCCGCCAACCGCCGCCGCATGGCGCTGCTGCTCGCGCGTAAGTTGCGCCGCCGACCCGACAAAAAAAACATCAGACCGCAATGCCCGAAAATAAAGGCTGGATAAGACTACACCGCCGACTGCTTGATTGGGAGTGGTATAGCGACACCAACATGGTGCGACTGTTCGTCCATCTCCTGCTCAAGGCCAACACCGACTGCCGTCGCTGGCAAGGCCGCGAAGTGCCGAGAGGTAGCCTGGTGACGTCACGAGCAACGCTTGAAGACGAAACAGGGCTATCTCAAAAGACAATCCGCACTTGCCTTGCGCGACTTATAGCCACCGGCGAAATTGAGATTGAGGCGACCCACCGATTTAGCCTTGTAACTATTTGTAATTTCGATAATTACCAAGAGTCAGAGCGAGGCGAGCGGCCAACTGGCGGCCAAGTAAACGGCCAACAGACGGCCAACCAAACGGCCAAGTTAAAATATAACGCAAATACCAATGAAACAAGCAATTACGAAACTGAAAAAGAAACAAGCGGCCAAGTAAATGCGCAACAAACGGCCAACCAAACGGCCACACTTAAAGAATATAATAATATATATCTTGTTGTTGCTGATGCGCGCACGCGCGAGGAATTGACCGCCGAGAACTTTTTAACGAAGCACTTCAGAAGCCGCGCTGCCATCGAACAGGCCTGCATGGCGCTTCACATCACCGAAGCCGATTACCGCGCACTCGCCGCCGAGGCTGTGAACGAATGGGAACTCACCGGAGTACCGCCGCACGACACCTATACCGCCGCCGCGAAGCACCTCGTCAATCAAATTCGCAAGAAGCTCGCAGCCACCGCGCAGAACAGCCAACCAAGTGGACAGCCGAGCCGCCGCCGAGCATACAGCGCAGACAGCCGCGAGGTCAACGACCGATGGAAAAATTCCAAATACACACCACCGAAAGAATAGAAAAATGGACTTACAAAGCATTATAAACCGCGTCACCGAGGGACGTACCCTCCACGGAGTGCGCCGAGGCAAGACCGCGACATACGACAATATGGCCAACGTACTGAACTGCATCGAGGCCATCGGTAAGCAGTTCACCGACCGCTTCACCATTGACGACGACAACCGCTGGGCGTACAAGCAATTCGCCAAATGGGTCGCCGGCGACCGCTCAATGCAGGCGCAGGACACCGCAGGAAACATCGTCACAGGCGACCTTTGCAAAGGCATATACATCAACGGACGCACCGGCTCGGGCAAGAGCCTCGCGATGGCCGTAATGGCGCTTTTCGCCGAGGTAGATAGCCCGACCATATACGCAGGTGGAGACTTCCGACTATTACGCTGGCAACCGCGAACCACAGCCGCGCAAATTTGGGACGAGGTTGCCACCGGCGCAGACGCCCTGCGCAAGTATACAAACATGCCGATACTCTGCATCCAAGACCTCGGGGCAGAGCCGGAGGGCGAAGCCGTATACATGGGCGCACGCCGACTGCCCCTGCGCCAGCTTATCGAAGCGCGAGGCGACCGAAACGACCTTGTAACGCTTTTCACAAGCAATTACGCCCCCGACGATGAACGCATCACCCGACTATATGGTGAGCGCGTAGCCAGCCGTCTCCGAGCCATGTGCAACATCCTCACCATTTCCGGCAAAGACCGCCGATTATAATCAACCTCACCAAAAAAATAACGACAATGGCAAACTACACAATCCGATTAGATCTCAAGAAAGTACCCGGCGCATTCACCGCCAACATCACCGGCAAAACAGCCACCAAGCCCTGCCTCTGCATTCCGATGGATGGCAGCGGCCTTTACAACGGCGCCAAGGGCTGCTACATTACGCTTACCGCCATCGCCATGGCCGAACCGAAGTACGACGATACGCATTGCATCAAAATACGACTTGACAAAGACGTGTACGACCGAATGACCGAGGATGAACGCCGCGCACAGCCGATAGTCGGCGGAATGCACGAGCTGCAACGCAAGACGCCGGTCGAAGCCGAAGCCACCGCGCAGATTTTTCCCGAAGCCGGACAGGATGACGGCCTGCCATTTTGACGCAACCCGCACGAAGCGCAGAAACCGCCTTAATTTCGCCGCAAATGACCCGAAACGATAAAATACCCAGCCGCCGCCGAAAAACGCAACAGCGAGCCTCGCAGACCCATTCAGCGCCATCCCCCGACTTATTCACTGCAACAGTCCGCAGCGATCTCCGCGCCGAATGCGTCCGCGAGTACCGCTTCCACCCGACACGTCGCTGGCGCTTCGATTACGCAATACCGGAACACCGCATCGCCGTTGAGGTAGAGGGTGGCGTGTGGACGGGCGGACGGCACACATCACCGAAAGGCTTTATCGGAGACATGGAAAAATACAATACCGCGACGCTCATGGGCTGGCGTGTCTTCCGCACGACACCGCAGGCGCTACACTCAGCGGTCACGCTGGACATGCTTCGCGAGGCCATCGAAAAAAACATATGCGATAAATGATTATATAATAATCAGATTTTTTATTAACTTTGCGCCCAATGGATGACGAAAAAAACGACATAGCAATACCCGACTTCGGCAACTTCGACGTTCCCGACCTCGACCTTGATAATTTCGACCTTGACCTTGACGCCGAGGCCGACACGGCCAACCGCTACATCAAGCCGCGGCTCGTGCCGATGAAAGAGCGGCAAATTATGTTCGAGCACGCTGCAGCGTTGGCCAATGAAATAGACCTCACCGAGCGCAGCCGATACGACTGCATCGTCTCCGGCTCGTTTGTTTTCGGCGATTTTATCGAGGCTTTTATGGTGCGCAATAATTGCAAGGCCGTGCGAATGACCATCACGACGCTGTCGCTGTCGCAAGAGAACGTGGACAGCCTCGCGACGCTGATGCAGAAAGGTTATATCGACCGCCTCAATATGGTGGTTAGCGATTATTTTTTCAGCCACGAGCGCCACTGCCTGATATCGTACATGTATCAAGAGCTGGACATCGACAACCGCTTCCAACTGGCGGTGGCTTTTGTCCACACCAAGACAGTGCACTTTGAGACGCTCGGAGGTAAAAAAATTGTAATCCACGGCTCGGCGAACCTCCGCACTTCGGGCAACGTTGAGCAATTCACAATTGAGGATAACGCCGAATTATACGATTTTTTTGACGAAGCGTTTAATCCGATTATTGAACGTTTTAAGACGATAAATCACACCGCACCGCGCAAAATGCAGTGGGCGGACATGACTAAAAAACAATTTAAGAACTAAACGATTATGGCAGGAAGTACAGGGAGTGGAAAATGGACAGCCGTGAACCTCATGCGCTCAACGCAAGCAAGGAAAAGACGCGGATATACCAAGGCACAGACATACGATGACGTGCCGTTTTAATTAGCAAATATGCAGACAGAAAAAGTGTCGCTGAAAAGCGTCAACACCAACAAAGACAATCCTCGCAAGATAGACAAGACGCAGTTTGACCGCCTCGTCATCTCGCTGCTCGTATTTCCAGAGATGCAACAGCTCCGACCGATAGTTGTGGATGAAACCGGCACAGCTCTCGGCGGCAATATGCGATACCGCGCACTGACGGCTATCGCGCAGAAAAAGGACATAGCAAGCATCGCCGACACGCTTCGCAACAGCCGCGATTTTGCCAAGAAAACGCCCGAGCAACAGAAGCGGCTGCTCGGCTACTGGGAGCAGTGGCTCGGCGACCCGACCGCGACCATCGTCCGCGCCGAGACGCTCACTCAGGAACAGAAGCGCGAGTTTATAGTAAAGGATAACGCTTTGTTCGGCGAATGGGATGCCGACCTACTACTTGCGGAGTTCGACGCGACAGAGCTACAAGACTGGGGCATCGGCAACCTCGACAACCTTGGCATTGAACTGCCGGTGGACGATACGGAAGCCGAGGAGGACGACTTCACGGACGAAGATGCGGAGGACGCGCCGACCCGGTGCAACCCCGGAGACATTTGGCGGCTCGGGCAGCACGTCCTCATGTGCGGCGACAGCACCAAGGCGAACGACGTTGCAAGGCTCATGGACGGTGTCAGCGCCGACATGCTGCTCACCGACCCTCCGTACAACGTGGATTACGAGGGCGGCACAAAAGACAAGCTAAAAATCGCCAACGACAAGATGTCTGACGCGGCATTCGACACGTTCCTGACCGCAGCTTTCGAGTCTGCAAACCAAGCGATGAAGCCCGGTGCGGCTTTTTATATCTGGCACGCAGACTCGAAAGGGCTTGCATTCCGTCAAGCACTCTCAAACGCAGGTCTGACGCTTCGCGAAAATCTTGTATGGGTAAAAAACGCGATTGTCCTCGGTCGCCAGGACTACCAGTGGAAGCACGAGCCGTGCCTGTATGGCTGGAAAGACGGCGCGGCTCACTACTTCGTTGACGACCGCAGCCAAAGCACCGCCATAGAGGATGCCGGCATAGATTACCGAAAGCTCAAGAAGGAGGAGCTGCTCAAAATCGTGCTGGAACTGACCTCGCCGAGAATTGCCACAACCGTAATTCACGAGAACAAGCCCTCGCGCAGCGACATCCACCCGACAATGAAGCCGGTGAAGTTGATGGCGCGATTGATAAAAAACAGCAGCAAGCCGGGGCAGACAGTACTCGACCTGTTCGGCGGCAGCGGCTCGACGATGATAGCTTGCGAGCAACTCAAACGCAAGTGCTTTATGATGGAGTTCGACCCGAAATACTGCGACGCAATCCTCGCCCGATGGGAAAAGCTCACAGGGAGGGAGGCCGAACCGGCAAGCCGTGGCAGTAACGAATGATTTGAAAACGAAGTAACGAATGGCAAATCCAAAGGGCAATCCACAAAACCTATTGCCGCCGATACGGCCGGGCGAAACGCGCAATCCGCGAGGGTGCTCCGCCAAGGCTCGCGCACGCAAGGCCGAGAAAGACCGTCTCGCAGCCTTGCGACGCGCCGTTTTTGGCAGCAAAAGCAAGCATCCAGACCGAAGCATTGCTCCGGCAATCCTTGCCGACGGCTTCAATGCTTCCAAAGACGAACTCAAGGCTTTGCTCGCGCACGAGGACGCGCCGCTGGGCGTGCGCATGATGCTCAACGAGATTGCAAGAAATCCCGACTTCGCACTCAAGGTTTATAATATCATTTACGGCAAAGACACGCCGCAGAAAGTAGAGCATACAGGCGCCGGAGGTGCACCGCTGATGCCGCAACCGCTGACCATCGAAGTCATCGACAGCCGCGAACAGGTGGAACAGACCGAAACAGACACAGACAACGAAGCCGATGCCTAAGATACAGACAACGCGCATATTTTGCGACATAGAACAGGCCGTGACGCAGGGCTTCACCACCATCTCTCTGCAAGGGTCTGCGCGTTCGTCCAAGACGTACAACGTGCTTATTTGGCTTATCGCCTATTGCCTGAGCCATCCAAATACGCGCCTGAGCATCGTCCGCGCAACGCTCCCGGCAATCAAAGGCTCGGTACTTGTGGACTTCAAAGAGATACTCCGCCGCATGGGCATATATAGTGAGCGGAGCCTAAATAAAAGCGAGCTGATATACACCTTTGCAAACGGCAGTTGGGCGGAATTTTTCAGTACCGACAGCGAGCAGAAGCTGCGCGGGCGCAAGCGCGACATTCTCTTTGTCAACGAGGCCAACGAACTCGGCTTCATCGAATGGCAGCAACTCAAGATGCGAACCACGCGACTGAGCATTATAGATTATAATCCATCGTTCAGCGACGAGCACTGGATTTGCGAGGCCGTCAATCAAGACCCTCGCACTTTCCACAGCGTGACGACATACCTCGATAATCCATTTCTTGAACAAACCGTCATCGACGAAATCGAAAGCCTCCGCGAAAAGAACCAATCGCTTTGGCAGGTATACGGCCTCGGACAACAGGCAGTTATCGAGGGGCTCGTCTTTAAGCATTTCGGCGTTTGCGAGGCCATACCTCCACATGTCCGACACCGCTTCATCGGCATGGACTTCGGTTTTACCAACGACCCTACCGCGATATGCGAGGTGGCGCTGGACGGAGACGTGCTTTATATTGACGAGATAGCATATCGCACGCAGATGCTCTCGTCCGACATCATCACGACACTGCGCGAAGCCGCGCCGAAAATGCGCATTATTTCCGAGAGCGCCGACCCTCGCCTTATTCAAGAGATATACCGCGCCGGCATCGACATCCACCCGGTGAAGAAATTCCCCGGCAGCATAGAAGCCGGGCTGGCCAAGATGCAGGAGTACCGCATCATTATCACCAAACGCAGTATCAACGTGGCCAAAGAGCTGCGCAATTACACATACAGGCAGGACAAGGAGGGGCGCTGGCTCAACGCACCCATTGACTGCTACAACCACGCCATAGACGCGGTGCGCTATGTGGTCATGGAACAATTTATGGCCGGGCAGCGCCGCAAAATTGACCTCGGACGCCTCCAGCGCCTTGTATAAACTCCTCAAATAAAACAGACAGAATGCCGACAATCAACGACATCCTCGGCGGCGATCTCGCCGAAAAAGAGCGCATCGAAGCGCTTCAGCAAAAGACATTAGACGTACCAATTTGGGGTGGCCGACACGGCCTTCAAATGCAGTATGACCCCACCCTGCATCCGGTCATGGACAAATGCCGTTATCCCGACATCGTGCGCGACGGAGGCATTGAGTTCGTTACGCGCATAACCCTTGACTTCCAGCGACTGGCCGCCAAGCGCATGAGTGAACTTGTCTGCGGTATTCCGATAAAAAGGGTGTACAAGCCGGAGAATGACACACAAAAAGACATTTCGCGTTATATAGAGCGTATATTCGACCGCAACCGAATAAACAGCGTCAACACCGACCGATGTACTCGGCTATTTTCACAGTGCGAGATTTTCACGCTTTGGTATGCGGTGGAGGAGCGAAACGCACTCTATGGCTTCGACAGTCCTCTGAAATTGCGTTGCCGAACTTTCTCGCCAAAGGATGGAGATGACTTATATCCGTTTTTCGACGAGTACGGTGACATGGTGGCCATGAGCATCGGTTATCGCCGAAAAGTTGGTAAGAACACCGTGTCATTCTTCGACACCTACACCGGCGACCGCCATATCAAGTGGAGCGACAACGGCGCCGGCGGATGGACGGTCGTGGAGGACGAGCAGACGACACTGCTCAAGATACCCGGCATTTACGCATACCGACCTACGCCGATATGGGAGGACACCAGCCGCAATATTTATGAAATGGAGTGGGCGCTCTCGCGGAATGGCAACTACTTGCGAGAGAACTCCAAGCCGCGCTTTATTGTATACGCAGACGAAATTATCGGCTATGGAGACGAAAAATCGGGTGACCACGAGTTCAAAAGTGTTATGCAATACCCGTCCGGCGCGAAAGCGGAGTACGTCACCTGGTCGCAGGCGACTGAAAGCCTCAAGTACCACATCGAGACGTTGCGCAGCCTATTTTTTACGCAATTGCAGCTGCCTGACTGGAGCTACGAAAAAATGAGCCAGCAGGCGCTGTCGGGCGAAAGCCGCAAGCAGATGTTTATCGATGCCGAGCTCAAGGTGCAGGACGAAAGCGGACGCCTCCTCGAGTTTTTCGACCGCGAAGTCAACGTGGTAAAAGCGTTTCTCAAGTTAATGCTCGGCGAGCGATACCACGCCGACATTGACGCGCTCGCGGTTGAGTGCATCATAACACCATACCGCATCGGCGACCGAAAGGAAGAAGTCGAAGTACTCCTCACGGCCAACGGCAATAAGCCGATAATGTCGCAGCGTGAGAGCATCGCGCAGTATGGCCAGAGCGATGACGTAGACCGCACGCTCGCCGAGATAACAGAAGAAAGCAAGGCCGACGCCTTCGAGTTTACAGAATAGGTAATGAAACGGAAACGCGAGGGACAGAACGACAGGCCGCAGTACCGCTGCCGCGATTGCGCACATTCATACGATTGGAGCGACATCTCGTTTCACGATGGCCGACCGATACTTTGTCGCTGCCGCTTCGACATCAAGAGCAAGCATGGTCGGTATTGCAAATTCTTAAACGACCGCTCGTGCGAGCATTTTACAAAGTGCAACGCCGAAAACAATGCCAGCGCAGAATAACGACTACGACAAAAAACACCAGCGTAACATTGCAACGATAAGCGCACGCATCGACCGCATCTTTAACAAGGCCGCGGAAGAAGCCGCGCTTATCGGCGCGACCATAAAGGACGACCTCGGCGACCGAATTTTTTCGTTTGACGATTATCCGCAGACGAAAAAGCAGATAGACGCATTGGCTGAGGAGCTGCACACTTCGCTCGAAATGACAATCGTCAATGGTATAGACAGCGCCTGGGCGTTATCCAACGGAAAGAATGACGACCTTGTGCGCCGCGTTTTCGGGCGCAAGGCGGACGATTTGTCCGAAGCGCAGCGTCGCCGTTATTTCAACAATAACGCGCAAGCGCTCGAAGCATTCCTCGCACGCAAGAC